TCGCGCCCCATTGATTTCCCATTGCGTCGGCAATCCCTTCAAACGTTCGACTGCGCTCTTTCCAACGATTAGGCCCTGGAGGCATCATGTGAACCTTTGGTTCGCGGCCTTCAACATGGTTGGTCGGTTTTAATCGAGGCAAATTTTTAAGCCAAAGACAAGTCGCTTTTACCTCGCCATGCCCATATTCCCAAGGTTGAACGATCTGGTCTGGTGCTCGAATTGCAGAACTAATTACGCTTACGGGGTTTTCAATACACCATCGAGCGATAGGTGCATTCATCAATAATCGAACAAAATTTAAAGCCTCTTTCTGTCTACCATCAGCAATTTTTTCAGGAAAATGCCTGCTCCCACTAACTGCAAGGTGGGTGCAAGGCGGATGAGCCACCATCAAATCCCAGCCTTGATCAAGGATTTTCTCGACTGGGCCTTGGTAATGCCAAGCTGGATCAGCCTCACACTCCAGCAAGTCACAACTCCAAGCATCATGTCCATGGCGTCTAAACGCATCACGGACACGACCGCTGTATTCGCAAGCAACTAAAACTTTCATCGATCCACAAATATGGCCCAGCCGCTTGCTTCTCCTTCAATCAAAAAGCGTTGATAGAAAGCAGGACGGGACATCTTGATCAGTTCACCTGATCTCTTGGGGTTATGGCCGCCAGTCTCCATATATGGCTTGCCCATCGGATCCATCGCTATAAATTCGTCCCTGTTGTACCCCACTATTACGCTCCAGTGACCACATCCTTCACTGTCACAAACAGCAGGCTTGCCTTCATTGAAATTACCGCGATGAAGCCAACCAACCATTAGTGGTCTTCCAGCATCGATCTCAATCTCAATATCCTCCACTCTCACGTCCTTGCGAAACTCAGCATCCAGGCCAAGAGCCCTTAACGCAGACACTTGAGAATGAACTTCGGTTGTGTCGCCAAACCTTCGACGCACTTGTCGATAATCGTCTTGGCTTTTGACGGCTCGATAAAAATTTGCGACCATTGCAGCGGCTGAATCAAAGCACTCTCGATAGCCGTAACCAGTCAGGCTGTCTAACTGGCTGTAATACGGAACGCCATAAACCTGTTCGCTGCGACCCGTCGTCTTCCAGGTCTGGAACCATTCCGCTTCTTCATTCAATAACTCTTGATCAAGCAGCGAGTCCTCTAACTGCTTAATCGCTGCCATCTGGTGCGGAGTCTGTCGAAACCAAAGAAAGAAATCGAGCAGACTCAACGACACAATGCTTGACAGCAAAACTATTGAGATAATGCCGGAGAACATGGCGTGTGCCTAGCTGCAAAACCGCTCATAAACATTGCGCCGCTACCAAACACGACGATCAAGACGCTGATCACGACAGCCAGTACAGATGGCATGAAACTACTTCTCTATCCTTTCAGCCGGAAATAGGTTTGACTTCACGAAGTCCACCACTTTGTCATCTACGGTGTTGTCGGTCGTTTTGCAATATGCAGTCAAAAGATCAACCACCAACTTTTTGACGCCGTTCGATTGCAAGAAACGAAACAAGATTGGGCGGATTAGCAGAAGCATCAGAAACCTGCATTTGCTAAAAGTCTAGATCCTCAGTTTCTGTTAGCACTGCCCTCAAGTCGAGCAATCGCCCGTTCAGCGTCACTTAGCCTGCCGAACACCTCGGAATGAAGAGCAGTTTGCTCTCGGCGCATAAGATCGAGCTGAGAGCTTAAATTGTCTACAGCACTTGTGAGGCGCACCAACGAGTCACGACCTTGCTGGCTTTCACGGCCTGCGGTTTTAATTCCTAAAGCACAAGCCCCCACGCTTGCCCCGGCTATAGCGGCCCAAACCTCTACCACACTTTTCGACCTAATTACCGCACATCATGGCAGAAGAACAGATTAAGCAAGAGCAAGAGCCAGAATCAACGCCATTGGCGGATTTTGTAAAACTTGCTGTTCTTACGTGGTCGATTGCAATGCTCACCCTTAATTACTTGGGTCACGTCAAAGCCATGGACCCAACTTTTCCCGCAAGTTTGTTGACTGGGACGCTGAGTTCCGTAGGGGTCAACATCAAACGCGCCAATGGCAAGAAGAAAGAAGACCCTACAATCAAGGAAACAACTACGTCCAAGCCAAAATGAGACGTTTTTTCTTTGTATCCTGTCTAACATTTTTTGCCGCAAGTCCTGCGTTAGCTGACATTAATCATGTCTTGACGCAATCAGCTCAGATCAGCATTGATCAGGCTTACAGCTCAGCAAAACGGATCGGTTCTACCTACAGCGCATCAGGCTCAAATGTGACCCCAAGCGTCACCAGTGGAAGCACCACAACCAGCGGGGCCATTGGCGGTCTGAATCTTGGCAGCCTGACCAGTGGCGTTCCAGCCATGGTTGACACGAATTATGCGGTGACTACCGCCGGTTCGGCTTTCTCATTTAGTGAGTCAGCAGTGATTGGCGACACGATAAGTGCAGCTACTGAGGTGACTGCCACCACTGGCACCGTTGACGACCTTCCGACATACGGCGAAGTCGTTACTGGTTCTGGAGGCATTAAATCGACCTTAGCTGCGACGACCCTTTCAAGCGGCATCATGTCGGTTACGGCAGGTGGAGCGGGCACAAGTGCAATCCTGTCTAACAAGATGTCACTTGAAATTGATTAGAGCTTGGGCGCTGGTTTTGTTGTTGCCTAGCTCTGCTTTGGCCGCTCCAATCGTGCCGCAATTCACTCAAGGTCAACTCAATTCAAGATCAGAATCGACAACGATCATCAACGAAACAATTACGTCCCATAATTTTCGGACGGGTTACAGCTATTCAGCGGCAGGTCATAATGTCGAAACTGTTGGAGATATTCCTATTTCTCCTGACGCTACCGTCACGAACAATCAGACAGTTGGTGGAGTCAACTTTTCATGGACAAGCCCAAACCTTGAAACTAAGCCCCAATGGCAAGTAATCAATCCTGGCGCAAGCTGGAGCCTTACCGAATCATTCATGGCCCCAGGCTTAGATGCAGTAACTACGATTCAACGCACCATCCAAACCGAAAGCGTAACCGAGTCGCAGTCGGTGTTCTCGCAGTAATTGCTGCACTTGGTGGACCGGTTCAAGCCAACACAACAGTCGCAAATCCATCGAGCACATCAAGCGGATCAGTAGTTAATAACGCCTATCAAATGATGACCGGACCACATCCTATTTATCGGATGAGTCAAGGTATTCAGTGCCCTGGTCCTACGTTATCGCTCAGTCCTTTTGTCACATCTAGCCGAAATTTTGATCTGCCCCATCAATCAGTAACCAGAACGCCTGTTTACTCAAGTGCTGATGCAGACGACAACGGTGAGCCAGACTCCCCAGGCGAGGTGCTCTACTACTCAGAAATGCCACGATTTGAGAAAGATCGTAGATCAGTCAACTACGGCATAACAGCAACGTTTTCGATGCCATTGGATGGTGGCCTAACCGCTAGATGTAAACGCGCCGTAGAAACAAACATTGAGCTGCAACAGCAGTTGCTGGCAACAAAACGGCTGGAGTACGAATTGTTCCGCGCCAAACAATGTGGGCAGCTAGCTGAATCAAGAATCCAATTCAGACCAGGCAGTCGATACGCTCAGGTTTGCGAAGACATTGTGGTTTACGTTCCACCCAAAAAGGTGATCCCACATATTCACGCTATTTCCGCGCCTTCCGCTGATTCTTCTGACGCTCAAAAGTAGAAGGGCGATTTTCCTTCTTACGGGTTACGACCTCTTTTAGTTTCGTAATTACCTTTTTAACCAGCGGCTTGACGATACGCAGCAGAAATGGAGTGCTTAATGCGGCAGTAGTAGCAAGCACGGCAATGCTTGCGGTTTGCGCCGCTTCATAAGGAGATGGAACAGCTTTGATCAACTGCTCCGTTACTGGCACGTTTCGATAGACCTCTTTGCAAACGCCATCCACTAACTCGTAGGACTCAAGAATCTTGCGGCCATCAGGTGACAGTGTGCCAATCTCTGCAGCGTCTGCAGCAGGGCATTCGATTTCTGGCTTTTTATTTTCTGACGGTGGGTTTGGCTTCTGTGGTTTTGTTTCTGCTGGTGGCTTTTCTTGCTCTTGATTCTGAACAGGAGCTGCTTCAATAATTCTTAGATCCCGTGGATTCCAATCCATCGGGTTATAACTTGGCATTTCGCCTTCAGGGCAAGCCGTTCCAACACCATTCGGATCATCACGAAGCAAGGATGGGTTGAGTTGTGCATCTCTATGGACGTTGGCACAACCAGGCACCTGATAAATCGGAGCAGGTGGTAATTCTGCCGTTATCGGTGGAGCGTAAACGTATGGCTCAGGAATTATTCGCGGTTCAATGCTTCGGATCTGTATATCCGGAATGTCAGGCATACAGTCAGAAAGGTGACTTAGGAAGCTCTACTGCTGGACCTGTTGATGTCGGCAGTTCAGGCATCACGTCATCGATCTTGGCTGGCACCATGTCAGTCATAACCTTGGTCAGTTCAGTCTGTAGCTCACTCATGTAGTGCTTTGTGATTGATGGGATGCGCGTGTAAAGCATCGTTGATCCGATCAATATGCCCACTGACATCGTGAACGACGCGACAGACAGTCCGTTGAAAATAGGTTGCATAATAGTTGTGCAATAAAAAGCCCCTTCCCTGGTGTGAGGACAGGAAAGGGGTAAGGTGTCTCCCTATTAGAGACTAGCTCAGAAGCTGTACTTGGCTCCGAGTTTTAACCCATAACCCGTGTCTACATCTTCATACTTGGCGAAGCTAAGTTCCCCATACATGTCAACGCTGTCTGAAACAGAAGCTGACACGCCGGTTTTGCCGTAGAATCCAACCTCAGCATCAGCGCCGTCGATCATCAGGATTGATGGGCCACCCTGAAGGTAGAACGCCCCAGACTCATAACCGACGTGAGCGTCGAGCACTCCAGCAGTGAAGTCAGAGCCAGACCAGCCAGCGTTGTACTCAGGGTTTACGAAGAAGTTACCTTCTGCTTGGGCAGGAGATGCCAGCACAGCAGCGCCAACGACGGCAGAACTCACAATTAATGCTTTGATCATTTTGGGAAGAGAAAACGTTTTCCGTAGGTAGATTAACCGCCCTAGTCAATGGACGGTTTTGGATGTGATCTACAGGATCAATCTTCGTCACTACCAGGAAGCCATAGATGATGCTTCTTAAAAAGCCCCGTATATAGACCGCGCTGGGGGTGATCAGGCTTGTCGCGGCCTTCGTGCAAATAGAGCATCTCAAGCCATGTGACTCTATTGGCGTTTGCCTCGATGTCCTCTGCGCCCGGTTTGCCGCAGATCATTGGATCAGGTTTTTGCATTAGATCACCAGCCTGAAGGCACAGCGTTGAAGCGTGTCGGCGTGATCTTTTCGGCAATCCTTGCAGCCAACGCCTCTTCTACTCCAGCCACCTGCTCAGCGCCAAGCGTTGCTTTCACAGCAGCAATGACATCAGCATTGGCTAGCTCGTCAAAAGCCACGAGCGTTTCAGGGCGCTCAAGAGCAAT